TGGAGTTCCTGGCCTTCATGCTCCGCTACATCAGCCGGCACGGCACGCCGGCAGAACAGGCGGCGGCGCTGGAGCACTGGCAGGCCGTCAACGAGGCATTTAACTAGCGAGGCAAACATGGCCGACGAGAACAGCAGATACAACGTAAGCATCATCCTCGACATCCGCGACGCGACGACCGGCGAACCCACGCCGTTCAGCCGCACGGTGCAGGAGTACTTCGACATGAAGTACGAGTACATGCAGAACCTGCAGGCGGTCGCCATCCCGGCGCTGGCTCAGTTGCTGCTCGGTATGGGCAATGAGATCGCCGAGGAAGTGAAAGGCAAGCGGGCCGGCGGCAAGCCGGACAAAGAGGACAAGTTCGCGCGCTGAGAATCGAGAGGCAGGCCGACAATGGACCGGCTAGGTTTGCCTCGTTGCCGAAAGCCCCTCTGGGGTTGCCGGTCCACCTGACACCAACGAGGTGACACATGGCGCTATCAGAACTCTTCGTTACATACGCTAACAGGAACGCCGAGTTGCGTTCTGTCTGCAAAACGCTGTTTGAATACGGCAAGACGATTGCCAAGGAGGCGTCGTCGGCCTACAGCCAGGGGCTGACCGACCACGCCATCAAGCGGCAGCGCGACTATCTCGCCTACGCGACCGGCCTGGTCAATGCCATCGCCAGCAAGCCCGAGCCGGACCAGCCGGCGACGCACCCGATCCGCCTCGACATCAACTTCGAGGAGCCCTACGTGACGTTCACCACGTCGGTGAACGGCGAGGAAGTGCCGATCAACGAATCGACGCAACTGCTCGCCGAGTACTGGCTCATCACGGCGGTCGAGCTGGCCAAGTCGCAGTCGGCGGCCCATGCCGGCGGCCTGCACCCGAAGGATCACGAGCGCGCTATCAACAACCTGACGGTCATCGAGAAGTTGCTCAACGAGATGACCGAGCGCCCTCTGCTCGATCTGCCGGAAACCTCAGTGCCGGGGTCGAACTATCAGGCTCCTACCGGATCGACCATCGTGAAGAAGGCGTAAATGGCACCGAGTCACCCGGCAATGTGGCTGGACCCGTACCTGCTGGCAGCGTGGGACGTGCTGACGGACCTGCATGGCTGGTTGCTCGTCGGGTGGCTCGGTTTCTCCCTTCTCGTGGCGTGGGTCGTCGGTGGAGACGCTAAGTGATCGCCTGGCTCGCGCTGCTGCCACTGCGGCTCAAAATCTACGGCGCCATCGCCCTGGCGGGCCTGCTCGCACTGGGCGGCCTGTGGGTAGCGTGGCGAATGGCGAGCGCCAAGGCATCGCGGGCCAGCCAGCGGGCCGATGCGCTCGCAGCCGCGCGGCGGTCGGAGAAGCGTATCGCCGAGCGGATCAGCCGCGTGCGGGCTAGGGAACGCGAGTGGCGCGAGGAACTGGACGCGCGCAAGCGCGACCATTTCGAGCAGGGATACGGACCGTGACCGACGCCGCCACCGCCGCCCTGCTGCGCGAGGTGCGCCTGCTGCGTGAGCTGCTTGAGGAAATCTGGCGGCACCGCAACGGCGGCAGTCACCTGTCGTCATCCTGGGATCGCCGCGTGACCGAGGTGCTGGGGACCAATGGAGCCGGATGACGCCCTGACCATGTGGACTGCGATCCTCCTGATCGTGGTCGTCAGCCTGGCCTGGGCGCTGAGCGGCTGCGCGCCGGCCGGGTGCGTCAAGCCGATTGTCGATCTGCCCGAGCCAGTGCTGCCGGCGGTGAGCGCGGTGGAACTGTCGTGCCTGACCGACGCGGTGTACCTGCGCCTCGCCGAGCGCGATGTGATCCTGCAGTCGGCGCTGCGCGAGTGCCGCGCCGTGGTCGAGGAGCTGACCGAATGACCGCGCTGCTGTTGGCCTGGTACTTCCTGCCGCAGCCGCCGCTGCTGCCGCCGTGGCCGATCCTGTGGCCCGAGGCCATTATCGTGAGGACGTGCTGAGATGAAGCGATGGGTTGTGTGCAAGCTGGAGCTAATCGACGGCAACATCGAGCCCGCTGTATCGCGGTTTACGGAGAATTTCCGTTCCTATCCGCCGAAGGATTACGCAGCAGGGAAGTGGACGCTTTGCCAAGTTGGCGTGAAAGACCTGACTGCGATTAACGCAGACAGCGCCTGTGTCGTGCTGCCGGATCTAACGCTTGATACCGCCTTCAACGCGGTGCCAGCCCAAGAACGCATGACCCTCAGATCGCGGCTTGAGTCTTTCGGCGTCGATTTGTCGAAAATCACCGTTGGCACCAGGATGCGCGACCTGATCGGCACTATCGGCAAACAGAATCAGCCGACGATGAATGTCGAGGCGAGCGACGTAAGCGACTTCTAAATCGTGGCCCAGTACTTCACAGACGACTTTTCCGGCTTCTCGATCGGGTCTACCTGGACCCGACGATGGGACACGCCGGACACTGACTGGGCCGTGTCGTCAGGCGTGCTATCTGCCGATACTTCCAGCGCCAACTTTCTTTTTTGCGGCGTTTCCTGGGACACGGTTGGCGACGATGATGATGTAGATCTACTGTTCCAATGGAAAAGCTCAAATCTCGGTAATCGGCATCATTGCGGCTTTATCCGCGGCTCGGGTTCCGCCGGATCACCGACGTGCTATACGGTCGCTGTAAGTGGCACGACGCTCCGCATCTATTATTTCAATGCGTCGGAATCCGGCACTTCCCTGGGTAGCGCAGCGGTCACGCTATCAAACGACACCTATTACAACATTCGCTTTCGCGTAAATGGCAACGATCTGGTCGCGAAAATCTGGGCGACGGATGGAGATGAATCGAGCCCGTTAGGCACTGTCACCGTCACCGACGACAGCAGCATCAGTAGTAGTGGCTGGCTTGGCCCGGCCTATTACCAACCGAACGGCTACGCTGCATCATTCGATACTTTCGGCGTCGGCACCAACGGCGACACGGCGCCGAGTAGTGCGCCGGCTACGGCAACGACAAGCGCAGTTGCGCTAGGCGCGCTGACCTTATCCGGCCTGACGCCGACCAGCGCGACCGGCGTCAGTAAGGCACTGCTGCCGTCCGGCAGCCTGACCCTCACCGGCTACGCGCCGACCAGCGGTGTCGCGGTCAGCTACTCGCTGATTCCGCGCGGCGCCCTGACGCTGACCGGCAACGAACTGACCAGCCTGGTCGCGGCAAGCGCGCACATCACCAGCGAGATTCCGCGCGCCGACCTGTCGCTGACCGGCAACGCACCCGACAGCGCGGTGTACGTCGCGCGCAGCTACCTGCCGCGTGGCGACATAACGCTCACGGGCCTGCCGCCCGAGTCGACGCTCGGCGTCGCGACCAGCTACCTGCCGCGCGGCGATCTGGCGCTGACCGGCAACGCGCCGACCAGCACGTCTGCGGTCGATACGCCGACCGAGGTCCCGACCGGCGCGCTGGCCTTGACCGGCTACGCGCCGACCAGCCTGCTGGGCGTGGCCGCGGCGCTGATCCCAACCGGCACACTCAGCCTGACGGGCAACGCGCCGGTCACCGCCGTGCGCGTGGATCGGTCGCTGATTCCGCTCGCCACGCTGGTGCTGACCGGCCTGGCGCCTCAGACCATCGGCGGCACGGCGATCCTGGCGCCCAGGCGCGGCGGTGGCGTCGGCCGGCGCTGGCGGCGCCTGCTGTACCGCGGCCGGGTCTACAAGACGCGCACGGCGGCCGAGCAGGCGCAACTGCTCAACGCGCTGCTGCGCGAGGCCGAGCAGGCGCTCGAAGTTGCGCAGGCGCAGGCCGAGCCGGTGCCGCGGATCGCGCAACGCAAGGCCGACATTACCCGGATGCTCAAGCAACGGCGCCGGGCTGAGGCGGAACTGCAGCGCGAGCTGCAGCAACTGCTGGACGACGACGAGGAGGTTTTGCTCCTCATTGGCAGAGCCTGGAGGCACTGATGGCAACCGGAACAATCAACTTCTACACGAAATTCAAGCAGCGGCTGCTGAACAAGGAGATCGACTTCGACTCCGACACCTTCCTGGTCGCGCTGCTGCAGAGCGGCTACACGCCCGGCGCCGACCACTCGGTGACCACGCAGTTGACCAACGAGGTGGCGGCCGGCGGCTACGCGCGCGCCACGCTTGGCAGCCTCGCGCTGGCGCAGACCGGCTCGGCCATCGCCTGGAGCGCGGCCAACGTGGTGTGGACGGCCAGCGGCGCGGCCTTCACGGCGCACTACTGGGTGCTGATCGACGACACGCCGACCGGCGACTGTTTGGTGGCCTACGGCCTGATCGACAACTCGCCGGCCAGCGTCACGGTCAGCGACGGCAACACCCTCACCCTGAGCTGGAACGCCAATGGCATCCTCAAGCTCGATTGATCCGCGCATCAAGGCGCTGATCGGCGACCGCGACCGCAAGAAGCTGGTAACCCACCGGCCGCCGGTCAAGCCGCCGCGCACGGCCAGCGGCTCGTGGAAGAAGGCGCCCAAGCGTGGCTGACACCGCGGCGCTCGCCGAACGGGTGCGCATCCTGCTGGAGGAGTTCGGCGCTTACCTCGACGACATCGAGGCCGAGGCGGTGGCGGCCTGGCAGCAGGGCCTCACGGCCGAAGCGCGCGAGGAGGCCTGGCGCGACTACAAGGCGGTGCAGCGACTGCGCCGCAAGTTCGATCACGTCCTGAGAACGGACACCCTGGAGAGATTGCAACATGAGCGACAAGCCCAGCGTTGAGGAGCGTTTAGCCGCGTTCTTCGCCCAGGCCGACGAACCCGAGCGCGAGCCGGCCGTGGCGGCGGCGCCTGCGCCGGCACCCGAACCCGAACCCGAGCTGCCGGCCGAGCCGGTCGCGCAGGTGGAGGGCGCCGACGTGGTGGCCGACACCGAGCCGGCGACCGAGCTTCCGCAGGACCTGGAGGAACTGGCCGCGGCCTGGAACGTCGATGTCGCCAAGCTGTACGACATCAAGGTGCCGATCACCGACGCGGACGGCAAGCCGGTCAAGGTCAAGCTCGGCGAGTGGAAGGACGGTTACCAGGAGAGCGCCAAGCTGCAGGCGCTGCGGCACGCCGAGCAGGCGCGTCTGCAGGCCACGCAGGAGGCGCAGAACCAGCGGCTGGCGCTGATCCACCAGCGCGCCATCGAGATGGACGCCGTGGTGAAGAACGCCGAGGAGCGCCTGCTGTCGCGCGCCGCGGCGATCAACTGGAATGCCCTGCGCGAGGCCGACCCGGCCGAATGGACGGCGAAACGTGTCGAGCTGCAGGAAGAGGCAGCACAGATTCAGAAGCTCAAGGCCGAGGCCATGCAGCACGCGCAGGCGGCGTTCGCGCAGCAGGCGCAGCAGCAGGAGCAGGCATTCGAGCAGGTGAAGGCCTACCACCGTGACTTGGTGAGAACCCTGGTCCCGGACTTCGCGGACCCTGAGACGGGAATGGCGAAGGGCAAGGCGTTGATGCAGCACATGCTGGCACTGGGGTTCACCGAGGCCGACACCAAGCAGGTGTGGGACGCGCGGTTCGTCAAGCTCCTCGATGACAGCTACACGCTGCAGCAGTTGCGAAACTCCAAGGCGGTCGCCGACAAGAAGGTCGAGCCGGCGCCGAAGAGGTTCGTCAAGCCGGGCGTCCCGAAGGCCGCGAATGCCGGCGCGCAGGCCAGCTACAAGCAGGCGCGCGCGCAGTTGCGCAAGACCGGCAAGCTCGAAGACGCCATGAAGCTCTTCAACATTCGATGAGGTAACAAGCAATGGCCGTTCCTACCGGGACTTTCGTCAGTTATTCCGCCGTTGGCGTAAAGGAAGACCTCGCCAACATCATCTACGACATCTCGCCGACCGAGACGCCGTTTCTCACCAACGCCAAGCGTGGTCGCACCACGCAGAAGTACACCGAGTGGCAGACCGACAGCCTGACCGCCGCGACCAACGTGCCGCGGATCGAGGGCGACGATGCCGTTGGCATGACCGCCTCGCCGACCACGCGCTGGGCAAACTATTGCCAGATCATGTGGAAGGTGCCCGTTGTCGCCGGCACGCTCGATGTGTCAGAGAAGGCCGGGCGCGGTTCCGAGCTGCAGTACCAGATCCTCAAGCGCAGCCGGGAACTCAAGCGCGACATGGAGTACACCTTGCTCGGCAACCAGGGCGCGACCGCTGGCGCCATCGACGGCGCGCGCAAGCTGGCTGGCGTCGGCCCGTGGCTGTTCGGCAACAACGTGGCCGTTGTCACCAACTACAGCACTGCGCCAGTGACCAGCGGTGCGCCCCTCGTTGACGTGCTCACTACGACGTCGGTATCGGCGCTCGTCAGCAGCCGGCTCAACAGCGCCATTGCGGCGGCCTGGGAGGACGGTGGCGATGCGTCGCTCGTGCTGGTAAACGCCTCGCTGAAGCAGGCCATCAGCGGCTTCACCGGCATTGCCACCCAGTACCGCGACAATCCGCAGGTGGGTCCTGGCGTCATCATCGGCTCGGCCGACACCTACGTGTCCGACTTCGGGACGCACTACATCGTGGCCGACCGCTTCATGCCGGCCAACAACGTGTACTGCCTCGACATGGACTACTGGGAGGTCGCCTACCTGCGGCCGATGCAGACGGTCGAGCTGGCCAAGACCGGCGATGCCGAGAAGCGGCTGGTGCTGACCGAGTTCACCCTCAAGGCGCTCAACCCGGACGCTTCGGCGAAGGTGTCCGGCTGCAGTTAACCGTATCCACAACCGCAACCACGGGGGCGCTTCGGCGCCCCCTTTGTTTGGAGGCACGCATGAAGGCGAAGTCTGGACCCGATCCCAAGAAGATGCTCAAGCACAACGAAACCAAAAGCGGTTTCTCTGGCCGGCACCCGGCGCCGAAGGACGGCCACCGGATGCCGAGCAGCAAGCCCAAGGGCGGCAGCGGCCGGATGTGACATGGCGCGCAGGTTGCTCAGTTACGACGCCGCCACCGGCATGGCGCAGTACTACCACGACACGCCGGATGGCGGCTTTGCCCTGGAGACGTTCCAGGACCCGCGCGTGGTCGAGGCGATCCTCGACCGCAACAAGCGGCTGGCCAACGACGAGCAGCGCATGAAGCGCGGCATCAAGCGCGGCTGGATGCACGCCGCGTCGATCCCGGTCGGTGTCCAGCACAAGTGGCTCAAGGAGGAAAATTTCGACCTCTACGAAGGCAGTCGCGGCGACCGGCCGCACCGGCTGTCGCCCGAGGGGCAGCGCAAGTTCAAGCGCCTGCTCAACTCGCGCGACTACTCCTACCTCAAGACCATCCCAGGGAAGCTATGACAAAGCGCGTTGTGCTGGAGCAGCACCACTGGACCGCTGGCGATCTCGACTACATCCGCGCGCTGCTCGATTCCGAACTGTTCGAGCAGGCGGATGTCGCCCTCAAGCACTACCTGAACGACCACCCGGACGACATGCGCGGCCTGTTCCTGCTGGGCCGGCTGCGCATCGTGCAGGAGCGGTACGCCGACGCACGCTGCGTGTACGACTGGCTGCTGGCCAACCACGGCGAGCGCACCGAGACGCTGCTCAACCTCGCCAAGGCCTACGACATGCTGTGCCAGTGGGACCGCAGCGAGACGGTCTATCGGCAGGTGCTCGACCTGGAGCCGGACAACGTCAAGGCCCTGCTCGGCCTGTCCACCCTGGCGGTGCAGCGGCACGACACCGCCGCCGTGCACGAATGGGCTGACAAGGCGCTGGCGGTGCAGCCGGACTCGATCCAGGCGCTGTCCAACAAGGGCTTTGCCTACCTGCAGGACCGCGACTTCGGCCGCGGCTGGCCGCTCTACGAGCACGGCGCCGGCCACCTGAAATACCGGCAGATCCGCAACTACGTCGGCGAGCCGCGCTGGCAGGGCGACGCCGGCAAGGACGTGCGGCTGCTGGTGTACAGCGAGCAGGGCATCGGCGACCAGATCGCCGGCATCGAGCCGCTCACCGACGTGATGCAGTGCGTGACGGTGGCCGCGCTGGACGTGGACCCGAAGATGCGCAGCCTGTTCCAGCGGTCGTTTCCCGGCATCCCGGTGCACGGCGACGCGCTCAAGAAGCAACTGGACTGGGGCGAGAAACCGGACATCACGCACTCGTGCAGCCTGTTCAGCCTGCACACGTACTTCCGCAAGAGCGAGGCCGATTACCCCAAGACGCCCTATCTGGTCGCCGATCCGGGCCTGCGGGCCATGTACCGCGGCTGGCTCGACAGCCTGGGCGGCGGCCTCAAGATCGGCCTGTGCCTCAACGGCGGCCACACCCTGACCGGCAAGCGGGCGCGCAATCTGCCGCTCGACGCGCTGCTGCCGGTGCTGCGGCAGGGCCATACGTTCGTGTCGCTGGAGTACCAGGACAAGCGCGACGAGCTGCGCGACTTCGTGGCGCGGCGGCACATTCCGATCCACAGCAACGTGCACATCCAGGCCAACCTGGACTACGACGACCCGGCCGCGCTGATCGCCGAGCTGGATCTCGTCATCGGCGTGCCGACCACGGCGATCCACGCCGCGGGCGCGCTGGGCACGCCGGCCTTCTGTCTGGTGCACCCCTGGCCGAACCAGCACTACTGCAACCACGGCGAGCGGATGCCGTACTACGGCAGCGTGCGCCTGTTCCGCCGGCCGAAGGACGACGAGTGGGCCGACAGCGTCGAGCAGGTGGCGCTGGCGCTGCAGCAGTTCGCGGGCGCGAGGGAAGCGGCATGATCACCGACAAGATAGACCGCATCACCAAGATCGCGCCGGAGTACATGGCCGCGGTCCTGCCGGCGCCGAAGTCGGTCAAGATCGAGCTGACCAACGCCTGCAACTACCGGTGCGCTTTCTGCGCCTTGCGCACGCGCGAGACGCAGACCAACACCAAGATGGATCTGGCGTTCTTCAAGCAGATCACCGCCGAGATGAGGAGAGCTGGCGTCGAGGAGATCGGCGTGTTCTATCTCGGCGAGAGCCTGACCGCGCCGGACCTGACCATCGAGGCAGTGCGCTACCTCAAGACGCAACTGCAGATGCCGTATGTGTTCCTGACGACCAACGGCAGCCTGTGCACGCCGGACGTGGCGCTGGCCCTGTTCGGCGCCGGCCTGGACTCGCTGAAGTTCAGCGTCAACGCCGCCGACCCGGAGCAGTTCGCCGAGATCATGGCGGTCAAGCCGAAGCTCTTTCACGCGGCGCTCGACAACTTGCGCGAGGCGCGGCGCATCCGCGATGCCGGCGGCTTCCGCTGCGGCCTGTATGCCAGCAGCATCGCCTACGACGGCGAGCAGGCCGAGCGCATGCAACTCACGCTGGAGCGGTACGTGCTGCCCTACGTCGATCAGCACTACTACCTGCCGCTGTATAGCATGGGGTCGCTGGCAACGCAGCGCGAGGAGGAACTGGGCTACCGGCCGACCGCGGGCAACCAGGGCCGGATCGGCGCGTTGCGCGAGCCGCTGCCGTGCTGGTCGGCGTTCACCGAGGGCCACGTCACGGCGGACGGCAAACTGAGCGCGTGCTGCTTCGACGCGACCAGCGCGTGGATCATGGCGGATCTGCACGAGGTGCCGTTCATGGAGGGCTGGAACTCGCCGGCCTTCGTCGCGCTGCGCGAGGCGCACCTCAGAAAGGACGTGACCGGGACGATCTGCGAATCGTGCGTGGCCTATGCCTAGAGTCTTTATCGGCTACGACGCGCGCGAAGACCTCGCCTACCGGGTGTGCCGGGCGTCCCTGCTGGCGCACTGTCCGCGGGCGTACGTCACGCCGCTCAAGCAGGACAACCTGCGCCGTGCCGGCCTGTACCGGCGCGCGTTCTGGAGCGACGACGGGCAGCGGTACGACGCGCAGGACGGCAAGCCGTTCTCGACCGACTTCAGCTTCTCGCGCTTCCTGGTCCCCATGCTGGCGGTGGCCGAGGACGCCGACTGGGTCCTGTTCTGCGACTCCGACTTCCTGTGGCGGGCGGATGTCGCCGACCTGTTCGCCCTGGCCGACGACCGCTACGCCGTGATGGTCGTGCCGCACGCCTATGCGCCGAAGCAGACCACCAAGCTGCGCGGCGGCGTGGCGCAGCAGGCCTACCCGCGCAAGAACTGGTCGAGCCTGATGCTGGTCAACGCGCGCCATCCGCAGGCCCAGATGCTGACCACGTACCAGGCCAACTCGCAGCCGGGCGCCTGGCTGCACGGCTTCCAGTGGCTGACGGACGGCGCCATCGGCTTCCTGCCGCCGGAATGGAACTGGCTGCAGGGCTGGTCGGACCCCCAGGTCGAGGCCAAGGCGGTGCATTACACCCTAGCAACGCCGGACGTACCGGACGCCGTGGCGACGCCGTGGGACCCGGACTGGCGAGCCTATGCGAGGGCGGTTGCGTGAGGCTGAACCTGGGGTCCGGCTGCCGCAATATCGTCGGCTACACCAACGTCGATCTTGATCCGCGCGCCGACGTGCATGCCGACATACGCAGGCTGCCGTTCGAAGACGAGTCGGCCGACGAGATCATGGCGATCCACGTCATCGAGCACTTTTATCGCTGGGAAGTGGCGGCGGTGCTGGAGGAGTGGGCGCGCGTGCTCAAGCCCGGCGGCAAGCTGGTGCTGGAGTGCCCGGACCTGGCCAAGATCGTCCGCAATCTGCTCAAGGGCCTGCCGGACCAGATGACGTTGTGGGGTCTGTACGGTGACCCGAGATACCAGTCGGTCATTATGACGCACAAGTGGGCGTATGGCTTCGATGAGCTGAAGTCACTGGTGGAAGAGAGCGGCTTTCGGGATGCCGAGCCGGCGCCGCCGCAATGGCACTTTGCTGTTCGCGACATGCGCCTGGAGGCGCGTAAATGAAGATCAATCACGTCACGCAGGATATGGATGGGGTACTGGCCTCGACGCGCTACCGGGCGATCATTCCCGGCGCCGAACTGGTGCGGCAGGGCGCCGAGGTGTTCGTGGACACCCAGCCGGACCAGACGGCGACCGTCAACGTCTGGCACAAGTGGGGCGGCGAGGACGACATCCGCCAGATGCGCGAGCTGGGCGGCGTGTTCGACATCACCGACTACCACTTCGACACGCCGGACCTTGCCGACTGGTATCGGGACATGACCGCGGCGGCGACCGTGGTGACGGCCTCGTCGCCGAAGCTCGCCGAGTGGATCGCCGAGACGCAGGGCCGCGAGGTCGTGCCGATCCTCGACCCGTACGAGTTCGAGGAGCGGCCATTCCACTGGCGCGGCGGGCAGCGCGTGCTGTGGTTCGGCAACCTGCCGAACATCAACACCCTACGCGGCGTCGAGCTGGACTGTCCGCTGACGGCCATCACGGCGATCCCGGAGCCGGCCAGCAAGGTCAACGTCAGGTTCCTGCCGTACTCGCGCGAGGTCATGCTCAAGGCGTTCGAGGAGCACGACATCGTGATCCTGCCGCAGGACACGGCGCACCGCAAAAAGTGGGTCACCAGCAACAACCGCGCGATCCAGGCGTTGCGGCAGGGGCAGTTCGTGGTGGCGAGCGACATCTACCACTACCGCGAGCTGGAGGACTACATCTACATCGCCGACACCATGCTCGACGGCATCCGCTGGGCGCGCAAGCACCCGGACGCCGTCAAGGCGATGGTCGAGGCCGGGCAGCGGTATATCCGCGACCGCTACTCGCCGGCCACCGTGGCGGCGCAGTGGCAGGCCGTGTTCGCGAGGTTCCACTAATGGCACTGGGCACCTACTCCGACCTGCAGACAGCCGTCGCCACCTGGCTCGACCGCAGCGACCTGACGGCCTACGTCACCGACTTCATCGCCCTGGCCGAGCAGGCGATCTATCAGGTCCTGCGCGTCGCCGACATGGAGACGGCGCTCAACGCCACCATCGCAAGCGGCGTGATCGCGGTGCCGGCCGGCCTGCTGGAACTCAAGAGCGCGTACGTGGACGGCTCGCCGACGCAGCCGCTGCAGCGCGTGTCCACCGACTTCATCTACAACCGCTACCCGACGCGCTCAAGCGAGGGGATGCCGGCGTACATCGCGCGCGAGGGGACCAGCTTCATCTTCGGGCCGCACCCGGACAGCAACTACACCATCAAGGGCATCTACTACGCGCGGCCGGCGGCGCTATCGGTGAGCAACACCAGCAACTTCCTGACGACCACGTACCCGAGCCTGCTGCTGTACGGCTCGCTGGTCGAGGCGCGCGGCTTCCTGCACGACGATCCGCGCATCGGCGTGTGGGAGGCGCTGTTCCGGCAGGCGCTGGTGGACGCCAACCGCAGCGGCCGTTCCGAGATCATGACAGGCTCAACGCTCACAGTCAGCACGGGGTTTGCACCATGACCGTCGAAAGCGCCACCTACATTGACGACCTGAACGCCAGCTATCCGGCCAGCGGCGACGCCAAGAGCGAGGGCGACGACCACATTCGCCTTATCAAGTCCGTGCTGAAGGCCACATTCCCGAACATCGACGCCGCGGTCACCGCGACCGACACGCTGCTCAACACCACTGCCTTGGCGCTGACCGGCGGCACGATGGCCGGCGACATCGCGATGGGCAACAACGACCTGGGCGGCCTCAAGACGGCGAGCTTCCACGCCGAGTACAACGCCGGCAACGCGGCCACGGCGTCGGCCATTGATTGGAACAACGGCCTGAAGCAGAAGATGACCCTGACGGCCAGCACCACGGTGACGTTCACCGCGCCGCCGGGACCGACCTCCGGGCTGGTGCTGAAGGTGATCCAGGCGGCGGCCGGCGGCTACACCGTGACTTGGCCGGCGGCTGTCGAGTGGCCAGCGAGCGCGGCGCCGACCATGACGAGTGCCGCCAGCCGCCATGACATCTATGCGTTCTACTATGACGGCACGACCTACTACGGGTCGTACCTGCAGAACTACAACCTGTCGTGAACGTAGAAGAGACAGTCACCAATACGGCAAGCAGCACCGACACGATCTCGGCGACGATCACCGCCGCCGCGGAGACGCTGATTGTTGCCGTGCTAAGTGCCTACAATGGGTCGCCGCTTGGCGAGTGGAGCCAGTCCGCTGGCTGGACACTTGAAGGAACCGCGGAAACTAGGCAAACGCCTGTCGTGTTCTGGAAGTTCAACGACACTGCGGGCGACGTGACGTTCACCGCGGATAGCGTTGATCGGAATGACGGGACCACGCCGCGCAACTTTGGCGAGGCCGCTCTGCACCTCATCGAAATTTCTGGGGCGCGGCTGATTGACTACTCGCTGACCCGCGCCTACACGCAATGGTCCAATCCTTTGGAAGTGCTCGGGAGATGGATCATATCCCGTGAGGGCAACATCGGGATCATGTCCGCCCACGCGGAGATTGCCGCTTCTGGGATTGCGCCGCCGACCGGGTTTTCCACCTGCGCCGAAACCGATGGCACCGGCTGGTGCCTGGCAACGTACTGGGCTGCGCTGCCGTACGCGACCTCCTATTCCGTGCTGGCGCCGCTGGATTCCGCAGTGAATTGGTATTCAATGTCGATTGAGTGCGACCTCGACATACCCGGCGGGTCGATGATCGGGAGCGATTTCTGATGGCCATGACGAAAGAAGAGATCAAGGCACGCATCGTCCGCAAGCTCGCGCCGCAGTACCGCACGTCGCTGACCTGGGCACAACTGGTTGCCGGCGTCGGCGACGCCACGCAACTGCAGAAGCAGGCGATTTTGCAGGCAGTGATCGACAACGACGCGCAACTGGTCGGGTCCCGACTGATCGCCCTGGCGGCGGCCAAGATCAACGCGCTGGCCAGCGCCCACGCCGATAGCATCCTGGCCGACGACAGCCTGACCCTGGCCGAGCTGGAGCGAATCCTCTGATGCCGATCCTGCGCGTCACCGACCTGGGCGCCATCGGCATCGTCAGCGATGTCGATCCGACCACGCTGCCGCCGGGCGCCTGGACCGCGGGCAAGAACGTGCGGTTCAGCGACGGCGGCGTCGAGAAGTTCCTGGGCCACCAGAGCTTCGCCACGCCCAGCGTGACACCCTACTACCTCGTGCCGACCACCAAGAGCACGACGCTGTACTGGGTGTATCCGGGCCTCGACAAGGTGTACAGCTTCGACGGCAGCACGCACGCGGACATCACGCGCGCGGCCGGCGACTACACGGGCGCGGCCGGCGACCTGTGGAACGGCGGCGTGCTCAACGGCGTGCTGGTGCTGAACAACGGCAAGGACGCGCCGCAGATGTGGACCGGCGCGGTGCTGTCGGCGCTGACCTGGGACGCGACCACCACCTGGGCCGACAAGGGCTACACCGCCAAGGTGATCCGGCCGTACCGCAACTTCCTGGTGGCGCTCGACTTCAACACCGGCACCACGCGCTATCCGCAGACGGTGTACTGGTCCGACCGGGCAGATCCGCTGACGGTGCCCGGCGACTGGGACTTCGCCGACCCGGCCAACGAGGCGGGCCAGAACGAACTGGCCAGCACGCCGGGCTACTGCATCGACGCCGAGGCGCTGCGCGACGCGCTCGTGATCTACAAGGACGACGCGATCCACACCATGCAGGAGGTGGGCGGCAAGTTCGTCCACACCTTCCGCGAGGTGAGCAAGACCACCGGCATCCTGGCGCAGCGGTGCGCCAAGGAGTTTTTCGGCAAGCACTTCGTGTTCGGCAACGACGACTGCTACGTGCACGACGGCCAGAGCATCGAGTCGGTGGCCAGCCGGCGCATTCGCAGGGAGCTGTACTCGGCCATCGACCCGACCTACTACACGCGCTCGTTCGTGGTGCGCAACTTCAGCAAGAGCGAGATGTGGTGTTGCTTCCACGAGACGGGCAGCGCGAGCATCAGTCGCGCCGCGGTGTGGAACTGGAAGGACGGCACCTGGGGCCACCGCGAGCTGCCGGCCTGTCCGCACATCGGCTATGGCGTGCTGTTCGACAGCAGTGACCCGGTGTCCTGGAGCGCCGATCCCAACTCCTGGGACTCTGACACCACGACCTGGGACTCGCGCGCCTACAACCCGGCGACGCAGAAGCTGGTGGCGGCGAGCGCGTCCGACCTGTTCGAGATGGACGCCACGCCGCAGTTCGACGGCGTCAACGTCACCTCGTACATCGAGCGCACCGGCCTCGTGCTGGACGGCCTGGACACGGTCAAGCACGTCCGCGCCATCTATCCGCGCAGCAGCGCCGCGAGCCTGCAGGTGTACATCGGCGCGCAGATCGACTTCAACGCCGGCTATGCCTGGGAAGGGCCGTACACCTTCACGCCGAGCACCGACAGCAAGGTGGACGTGCGCAGCACCGGCCGGCTGCACGCCGTGCGGTTCGTGTTTCCCGGCGGCACGGTCGGCGATCTGCAGGGCTACGACCTCGAATACACGCCGGTAGGGTCGCGGTGAGATACACGCCGGAACCACCGCCGCTTGGCTCGGGCGAGCTTGGCGAGTACCTGTTGCGCGAGTTGCAGCGCATCGCCGCGACGCTTGACCATCCCGAGGCGACGCAACTGCACTACGGCAAGGAGGTCGCCAACACCGCCAGCGGTGCGACGCTGACAATCAATTGGAAAGCGGGCCAGAAGCAGCGCGTCGATCTGGGCGCGGCTGCGACGCAGTTGATCTTCAGTCCGCCGGACGGCGTGTGCAACCTGATGCTGCGCCTCGTGCAGGACGGCGCCGGCAGCCGGGTCTTCACCTTCCCGGCGTCGGTGTGCTGGCAGGGCGGCACGACGCCGACCTGGAGCACGGGCGCCAACGACATGGACGTGGTGGCCATGTACTTTGACGGCAGCCGCTATCACGCCACGGCGTCCCTCAACAGCCTGGAGCCGGCGACGGCGACCAGCATGGCGCGCGGTGCGTTGACCCTGACCGGCCGGGCGCCGACCAGCACGGTGGCGTGATTAAGTAATGGCAAGGAACTGCTACCCGGAACTAAAGCTCGGCGGCTTGACGCCTTCCGCCTACTGGGATTTCTGCACATCGGCAAATACGGCAGGGCAGGGCCGTGGGTATACGCCAGTGGCGTGGGAGCACCTGACCGGCGCTGACTTGGACACCGGGAGCACGCCAGCGTGTGTAACCCCTGCCATGTATTACGCAAGGTCGGCCGACATAATCTCGGAATTGTCAAAGCAGGACGCTTCGCTATTCACCAGCAATGCGGCGACATGGTTTGTGCAGTTCTATCCTGACGGCACCAATGCGTCGGCTGTTGGCGATTGTGTTTTGCAGAAGTCAACGCCAGGCGGCGCAGGGAACTCTAAGAATGGTTTTGTGCTGTATCACCAAAACCCCAATGTGGCGGTGCATTTAAAACCAAACACTGAAAGTCCTGCAGTGGCATTTCTCAGCATAGGAACAACTGCAAACAAGACGGTCGCTGCTTGTTTTTCGTTTAACACAAGTAAGTTTCGAGTGTCGGCGAATGGATCTGCTTCGTCCGAGGTAACGACACCGGCAGCGTTCACTGTTGCAAACACTAATCCATTGGTTCTTGGTCACTATTGGGATGTGTATTGGGGGTCATTAAAAGGATGGGTCATGCGGATTGCAACGTGGCAGGATTACGTTGCGTCTGCAAGCGAGATGAATACGTTAACCGCAGCGTTTGCAGATCCCTGCTATGCGCCCCTGCCCGGCCCAGCCAACGCCATCATGTTCTCCTGCAACACATGACGTTGCGCCTCGTCACGCAAGATGCATTGCGCGCCGATTGGCTGGCAGTGCGTGAGCACATCGAGGATCTGCGGCGACGCCAGAAGTCGCAGTGGTTGATCGAGGACGTGTACCACATGCTGCGCAGCGGCATCGCTACTTTGTGGCTGCGCGATCCGCTGCAGGCATGCTACGTCACATTGCCGCAGGCAGAGCCGTTCAGCGGCAGGCGCGTGCTGACGTTGTGGATCGGCTGGAAAGCGGCCGATGACTACGACCTGAAAGCCGACGCCGATGAACTCCGAAAGATTGCGGCAGCGCAGGGTTGCGAGGTTGTGAAGTTCGTCAGTCCGCGTCCCGGATGGGGCCGGCGGGCTGCACAGATCGGTTTCTCGCCGGGCGAATCGACGTGGGAAGCACCGGCATTGAATGGGGAGGTCACAGCATGAGCAGCATCCTGGGGAGCGTAGCCGGTGCGGTCGTCGGCGGCTTGATGAACAAGAAGTCGTCCAAGGAGTCGTCGCAGACGCAGACCTCGACGAAGAACGAGCCGTGGGAGGCCATCCAGCCTTACCTCAAGCAGATGTACGCGAGCGGCGACGCGCTCGCGCGCAGCCAGTTGGGCGCGATGCCGAAGGTGCCGCAAGTGGCCGAGTCGATGCCGTACGCGCAGTACTTCCCGTACGCGACGACGACCGCCTTCAACCCGGACCAGCGGTCGCTGGAAGGGCTGCAGGCGCAGCTCAACTACGCGCAGAACTACCTGCCTGGCATGATCGGCGCGCAGCACCAGAGCTACTACGACTTGCTCAACGCGCAGGACGTAGCGAGCAATCCCTACCTCAACCAGCTCATCGGCCAGAACGTCGGCGCCAACACGGACGCCTTCGGCCAGAACGTGGGCCGCTATCAGCAGGCGTTTGGGCGCAGCCTGGAGGACATCGGCGACACCCTCACGCGCGACTGGCTGCCGAGCATCGAGAGCGGCGCGAGCCTCGCCGGCCAGTACGGCGGCACCCGGCAGGGCGTGGCCGAGGGCGTGGCGATGGGCGACGCCACTCAGGCCCTGAGTCGCGCGGTCGGCGAGGGCATGACGGGCCTGTCCGACTACGGCAGCAACGCCGCACGGGCGCTGTCGGGCAGCCTCGCCAACATGCAGATGGGCGCCTGGGGCCAGGGCCTGAACGCGCAGCAGAACGCCATGCAGATGGCGCCGCAGATCGCCCAGCTCGGCATGCTGCCAGGCCAGATTTATCAGGGCGTGGGCAACACGCTGGACAGCTACCGGCAGCAGCAGATCGACGCAGAGCGGCAGCGTTGGGACTACGAGCAGAATGCGCAGATAGCGCAGATGAAGGACGCCGAGCAGCGCGCGATCCAGAACTACGGGCTGGCCATGACCGGGATGCAGAACAACTGGATGCCGCTCAACAACATGAACAGCCTGCTGTCCGGCGTGCCGTGGAATAGTCAGCAGACCATGCAGGGGCCGCAGCCGAGCTGGATGTCCGGGGCGCTCGGCGGCGCGCAGATGGGCTATGCGCTCGGCAATGCCTGGAACCAGGGCAACTCAAGTTCCGCCTACGGCTCGCCGGCCGGGTTGTTCACGCCGGAAGTGATGGGGGCTGGCCAGTTCGGGCCGCCAGCGCCGTCGTTGTTCAATCAGTGGATACGCTAAGGAGCTCGCACATGGATACCGGACTTCCCACCGCACAAGACATGTCGAACCTGTGGGCGGCCAACAGCTCGCTGTGGAACTACGCGACGATGCCGCCGGCCGGCAGCGCGCCAGGCACGGCGACGGCGCAGGCGCAGGCACCGCAGACGGCACCGTATGGCTTCGGGACAGGCACCAACTACGCCGCGCAACTGCAGGGCGCGCTGGCGCCGATGCTGCAGGCGTACAACTACCCGAGCAACTGGACGGGCGGGAAATCTGGCTTCGATGCGGCGTACTACCTCGCGCAGAATCCCGACGTTGCCAAGGCGGTGCAGTATGGCGCGTTCCCGGACGCTTACTCGCACTACACACAGTTCGGCGCCAACGAGGGCCGGTCGCCGTCCGGCACCGCCGGCACGCTCAACCGCTGGACGCCGCGGGCCATGGACTACGGCACGGCGCTCAACTCGTTCGGGTTCAATCCGCAGTACTACCTGCAGAACAACCCGGACGTGGGGAAGGCCGTGCAGTCTGGCCAGTTCGCCTCGCCGCTGCAGCACTACCTGCAGTTCGGCCAGCAGGAGGGGCGGCCCACGTCGAACTTCCAGGCTACCGGCCAGACCAACTTCTTCAGCACGCCGATGCCGAACCAGTACCGGCCGCAGGCGGGCTTTGGGTCGTCGCCCACCGGCTGGCAGGGCATGACCGGCTCGCCGTTCGGCCAGGCCTATGGCGGCATGGCGACGCTGCCGATGATGTCGTACCTGCAGAACTCGCCCTACGCGAGCCTGTTCGGGTTCAGCCCGCCGGCGACGCCGAAGGGCGCCGCGCTGCCGGCGGCCGCGCCGAGCTTCCAGATCGCGCCGGGCACGCAAACCAGCGCGCCAGCCGCCGGGGCACGTTCATATGCCGGTGTGGCGCCGCGGCTACGGCCCGAGTGGCGCGACAATGCCTATAGCGGCGGCCGGCTGAAGTGGAACCAGGACGGATCGGTGAGACGCTGACATGCTGACGACGCCGCTGTCGCCCGGCGAGGCAGAGGCCACGGTTCGCCGCGTGGCGCTGGAGGAAGGCGTAGATCCGGCCATCCTGCTGTCGATCTGGCAGCAGGAGTCTACCGGCGGCACCGACCTGGGCAAGCGCGGCCAGACGCTGCAGAGCGGCCCTCATGCCGGCCACTACGCGCGCGGGCCGTTCCAGATCATGTCGTTCCACGGCGAGATCCCTGGCGACTTCGAGGGCCAGGCGCGCTGGGCGGCGCGGCACCTGAAGGAGCGCGGCGTGCGCGGCTACTACGGCGAGGGCAAGGCGCCGGCCGGGTTCCCGACGACGGACGAGTACGAGCGGCAGGTGATGGCGCGCGCCGGCAAGCCGCTGCAGGTGGCGCAGGCGGGCAGGGCCGACGTAGCGCCGGGCTTGCTGTCGCCGGGCGCGCAGCAGTCGCCACCCATGACAGCACTGGAGGCACCGCAGATGGACGAGATGCAACCGCAGGGGTACATGGACCGCGTGCTGGACAATCCGCTCTTCTGGACCGGCGCGGCGACGATGGCGGCCGGTGGCGGGCCGGCGGGCGAACTGGGCAAGGGCGTGATCGGTGGCATGGCCGCCTATCAGGCGCAGGAGTACCGGCGCGCGCAGATGGCCGAGCGGCGCCGCAAGGAGATGGCGCAGCAGCAGGCGCAGATGGAGATGGAGCGGGTGATTGCCACCCTGCCGCCGGAAGTGCAGGCGATTGCGCGGGCCAACCCGGAGATCGTCAGCAAGCTGGCCGAGCGCGCGATGGGCCTCAACCAGCCGTGGTACATCACGCCGGAGGGCATTGATCCGCGCGCGCTGGAGTACCAGCGAGCTGGGGCGACGACGATCAACCTGCCGCCCAACATCAAGGAGGGCTACGAGTACACGCAGACGCCGGAAGGCCGAATCACCGCGGCGCCGGTCCCTGGCGGGCCAGCGGACCCGAAAACGCCGCGGTCGCCGACCGAGGGTCAGCGCAAGGCGGGCGGCTGGGTTGCAAGCATGGAGAAGACAGAGCCGGAACTGCAGAAGCTGGAGGAAAAAATAGGCAAGAGCGGGCCGTCGCACTTTGACTATTACACAGCGCAGGGCGCAGCAACCAACACTTTGGCTTCGCCTGTTTATCAGAAGTATCTGGCGAACAGCCGAGACTGGCTGAACGCCGTGGTGCGCTTCGAGTCCGGCGCGGCAGTCCCTGAAACCGAGTTCTGGCGGTACTACCAGACCTACTTTGCGGTGCCGGGCGATCCGCCGGAAGTGATCGAGGTAAAGCGCAGGCTAAGGCGCCAGAAGATGGACATGATGCGCGAGGCTGCCGGCGCAGCCGCCAGTGAGACGGGAATGCCGCCGCTGCCGCCGGGCAACTGGGAGCCGGTGCGATGAGATACCGCAACGCCGACACGGGCGAAGTCATCGAGTGGAACGGCCGCGAGTGGGCCGTGGTCGAGCAGGCCGCGCCTACGGTGGCGCCGCTGCCGCCGGCCGGGTTCCAGCGCCAGCCGACGGACCTGGAGCGGTTCGGCCGCGGCATGGTGGACATCGCGCAGGGCGGCGGGCAATTGCTAGGCCACATGGCGCCGGAACTGGGCGCCGGCTGGGCGGCCGGCATGGAGGCGCTCGGCATCCCGGCGGGCGACGATGCCGGCCGGCAACTGTACGAGGAGGCCGTGGGTCGCGACCTTGACTGGTGGCGCATCGGCGGCCAGGCGGCGGCGACTGCGCCGCTGTCCGGCGTCAACGTCATCAAGGGCGGTGGGCTGGCGCCGGCCGTCATCAACAACGCCGTGCAGGGGGGCGCCGCGGCGGCGCTGCTGCCGGCCGAGTCGGGCGGCGAGCGGATCGGCAAGACCCTGACCGGCGCCGTGGGCGGTGGCCTGGGCGGTGCCGCGATGTACGGCGTGGGCAAGGCCGGTGCGGCGGGCGTCGAGACGGGCAAGCGGTTGTGGAACCAGTTGTCGGACCTGGGCCGCAACCGGGCGGCCACCGCGGTCGGGCTGGCGGCGCAGCAGGCGGGCGTCCCCAACCTGCCGGCGGCGGTGCGCGAGGCCGTCGAGGAGGAGGCGGCGCGGCAGTTGCGGGCCACGGGCGAGATCGACCTGGCGGCCCTGCAGCGCAAGATCGACATGGAGGCGGTGGGCCTGACGGGCGATCTGGGGCCGACGCGCGGGCAGGTGTCGCGGTCGCCGACGCAGTGGGCGAGCGAGCAGAACATGGCCAAGCTCGAACTGGACGACGGCGTGAACCCGTTGGCCGAGCGGTTCCGCGGCCAGAACGCGCAACTGAAGGCGGCGGCCCGCGGCATGGTGGAGTCCACCGGGCAGGCCGAGGATGCGTTCGCGGCCGGCGAGCGTGCGCAGCGCGTGGCCAAGATGCGGTCCCGGCTGCTGCAGCGCGGCGTGAGCCGCAAGTACGACGAGGCGCGGTCCCTGCTCGCGGCGGACGAGCCGATCCCGACCGACCAGTTGCGCAGCGACTGGGCTGCCGTGGCCACCGAGTGGGAAGACCGGCTGCCGGGACCGATCAAGAACCGGATGGCCGAGTTCTTCGCCGACGAGGCGCCGCGGGCGTTCACGCCGAAGGAGGCGGAAAAGACCCTGCAGCTCATCAACAAGCGGTATGGGGCGACCAACGACAAGGCCGAGCGGGCCGCTCTGGGGGCCGCCAGGGACACGATCCTGACGACCCTGGAGGACTACAGTCAGGCGTCGTCGCAGGAGGCCGTGGAGGCCTTCCAGGCCGCCAGGCAGGCCGCGGCACAGCGGTTCTCGACCCTGCGGCCGAAGTACGTGGCAGCGTTGCTGGACGACAAGATCCCGGTCGAGGACGTGGTGCAGCGCGCGGTGATCGGCGGCGAGACGCGCGAGCTGGGCAAGCTCGTGAACTTCTTCGGCCAGGGCAGCGCGCGCCAGCAGGCGCTGGGCAAGCAGGTCCTCGACGGGCTGCGCCGGCAGGTGGACGAGCACCTCTATCGCAAGGCGACCGGCAAGGCCGGCGAGACGTTCAGCGGCACCAACTACATGGCGGCGCTCGATGAGCTGGGCGACCGCAAGCTGAACCTGCTGTTCGGCGAGTCGGGCGCGCTGGCGCGGCGCCAACTGGGGCGGGCGGCGAAGGCGGCCACCACGGTCCCGGCTGGTGCGCCGATCAACTACAGCAACACCGCGCCGACCCTGGTGAGCTACCTGTCGCGGATCGGCAGCCGGGTGCCGTTGATCGGCGGCGGCATGGACATGCTGATGGGCCTGGCCAAGCTCGGCAAGGACTACGCGGCCGAGAACGCGCAGCGCCGGGCGATCCTGGAGGCGCTGCAGGGGACGGCCATCGACACGCCGGAAGCGCGCGCCGCGGTGGCGGCGTTGCAGCAGCAGATCCAGGCCGGGCTGCAGCGGCTAGGGCCGGGTGCGGCCGGTGGGCTGCTTCTGTCGCAGTAGGGACCGCAGGCCATCGGCGAGGATCTTCGCGATCCCCCACAGCGCGGCCCAGACCAGGGGCGCGATGAGGCCGAAGGCGAACGCATCACGCATTGGAGGAGTCTAGCATGAGCCTGTTGGAAGCCCGCCGCCGCGCCATTGCCGAGGGCCTGCTCGGGACCACCCTGCCGGCCGGGCCGCAGATGGAGCCCGAGGTCGGGTTTTTGGAGGGCTGGGCCGAGAACACGGGCGACCGGCTGGGCTTCCTGGGCAGCCTGCTCGATCCGATGACGTGGTATCGGGCCATCGGTTCGATGCCGTCGCCGGACTCGCCGGAAGCCAAAAAGCTATTTCGCCGGCAGGGCGAGGGGCTGCTCGACGTGGCGATGGACTGGGGCGTCAATCCGCTCGCTGGCGGCGCGCTCGGGATCTTCAAGGGCATGGGCGCCAACCTCTCGGACGACGAGCTGCGGATGCTGCAGAAGGCGTTTGAGCTGGAGCAGTCCGGCGCCAGTCGCGAGGCGATCCGGCAGGCGACCAATCCGCCGGGTGGTAGTGGCGGCTGGTTCCGCGCGCCGTGGGACCAGAAGTGGCGGATGGAGGTGGACGACAGCCAGATGCGCAATGTGCTGCCGCTTGATCAATGGATCGCCAAACGCGAGGGCAAGTATGTTGCGCCGAATGTCGGCGACGCCTGGGAATCAATTCGCGCAAATACGATACCGGAGGCGCCTGTACGCCTGAGTAGGTTGTACGAACACAAGTCGCTTGCTCGCGCCTATCCGTATGGGTTCACCACGACGCCGGAAAAGATGTCCATCATGGACATGCCGCTGAATCTCATTGAGGAGGGGCAGAACGCAGCGGGCACGCTTGGCAACGACTGGATCGCATTAAATGAGGCGTTGCAGCCGGGTCCAGCGAAATCCACCGGGCTGCATGAACTACAGCACATGGTTCAGCGGAAGGAGGGATTTGCCAGCGGCGGCAATCCTGAGATGTTTGCGGCTGAACAGGCGGCTAATGAGGCGAGGGTCCGCTCATTATTCAGGGCTTTAGACATCAGGCAAATTGCAAAGCAAAAAGGATTAGCGATTCAGGACGCAATTGCCGATTACAGAGCGCAAATGGCAAACCCGCTAACAAAGGCCGTTGAGCCTGAAGATCACATTGCGTCCATTTATGCAAAAACGTATTCACAAAAGGAGTTGAAAGAGGCGCTGCGCGAGGCAAGCAGGGCGCCATCGCCGCAAGACAAATACCGCCGCCTGGCCGGCGAAGCCGAGGCGCGTCTCGTCCAGGCGCGGCGCGACCTGACGCCGCAGCAGCGCGCCTTGCTCGATCCCATCGAGCAGATGGACACCATGCTCAAGCAGGAGGGCATTCTCGGCGGCCTGGACGACCTCATCGTGCGCTACGGCGACGGGCCGGCGATGGCGCAACCGCGCGGTCTGCTCGATACTGGCGACATGGGGTATCGCATACAGCACAGACCGATGCAGGACGCAGGCGGCGCCGCTAGGCTGCATGATCTGACGACGGCCTTTGGCGAAGATATCTACGGACCTAACGCCCTGCAGTATTACGGCAGCGGTGGCACGGGATTCGTCGGCAGAGAAGAGAAGCGGGTGCTTCAGCAACTGCAAAGCCTTCGCGGCAAGCCTGACGCCAAGGTGACGATCTACCGTGGCATTCCGTCTGGGGCCGAAGGCAAGATCAATCCCGGCGATTGGGTAACGCTGTCGCCAAAGATGGCTGCTGAATATGGTGAGCAGGTAGTGAAGATGGAGGTGCCGGCCTCCGACGTGACATCGTGGGCTGACTCACTGCTTGAATTTGGGTACTTTCCGAAGCGGTAGGATCTCCCCTTCCGCCGGCAGGACGGACAGACGCCCGCCACCAAGCGGTTGCTGTAACGGCCGCACCAGATGCACTCGCCTGGCGTGCCAAAGCCGTCTAACGCTACTCCCATTTCGTGCTCTTTCCCATTGCCTCGCAGCGCCTGCCAACGCCAACCGTTTGACGCTGGCGCCGGAAAAATCCAGTCCCTGCGTCAGTCACTTGACTCGTCGTCGTCCAGGGAACTCCTGGAAAACCCGACATCTATACCGCTCAATGGCTTAGGTAGCGGATTTGTTAGACTGTCTAACGCACCCGGTAGTAGCACTGCACGTCGCCGCCAGCGAACTCGTCGTCCAGGTACGATTCGGCGCATAGGCAGTCCGGCCCGCATGGCTCGCGCGGCGGCGGATCTTTCAGCGCCAGGAAGCCGTGCCGGACCAGCGCATCCTGCAAGGCGCCGCCGCTCCAGTCGCCGTAAGGCCAGACCTGGAAAGCCTCATCGATAAAGGCCCTGAGGCGATTAAATTCTTCCAACGTTTCTCTACTGACTACCACACAGTAAGGACTGCGCGCATCGCGCAGCCGCTCTATCTCGTCGGCGGCTTCTGCCCGTTCGCCGTCTGTCAGCGGATCGCGCCGCAGCCGCAGCCTCTCTACGATGTCATTCATCTTATCGGCCTCACCTTCGTAACACTCCGTCGCGCAATGTAACTTTCCGTCATGGTCGCCGAGGCATGACCGGCGAGCTGCTGGGCGTAGTCGATGCCCGCCTGCTCCTTGGCCAGCGTCAAGGTCGTGCCCCTCAAGTCATGGAAGTGCGCGTCCCGGATACCGACGCGCTTGCAGAGCCTGATCCACGCCGTCTGGACCGCTGACGCACGCCAGGGGGCGCCCCTGTCGTCTGCGAATAGGTAGACCGAGCCCACCCGTCGCCGCAGCCGCTTGGCCCGCCCTACGGCCTCACGCAGGGCGTCGCTCCACTGGTACAGCACCCGAGCGCCGGTCTTGCCGTGCTCCACCTGGATGCCGTCGTCAGTCAGATCCGACAGGCGCAACCGCAGCAGGTCGCCCTGGCGCATGGCGGTCAGCAAGGCCAGGTCGATCAGGCACCGCATCCTCGGGTTCGCCGCCTCGCGCAGCGCGATCACCTCGGCGTCGGACAACACCCGGCGGCGCGGCCGGGCCTCGGGCATCTCGACGCCGCGACAGGGATTGACCGCGATCCAGCCGAGGCGCTGGACGTACCCGAGCGCGGCGGACAGGAGCTTGATTTCCTGGCGACCGCTGGCCTTCGCCGACCTCGCGTCGAGGTATTCGTAGACGTGCGTTGACCGGATCTGGGACACGTCCGAGAACTCGGCGAAGGCGGCTTCGAGCCTGCGCCTGTGCTTCCCGTAAGCCTCGATGGTGCTCTGCGCCAACTGCGGCGCCTGGTGGAGCAGGTAGCGGTCGATGGCCGCCGCCACGGTCCTGGTGGCAGGCACGCCGGCCGTACCCTCGATGGCTTGCCACAACTTCACCGCCTCGCTCAGGTCGGCCGACAGGCGGCGCCACACGACTTTGCCGCCCTGGCGCCTGACGTAGTAATAGGCGCCGTGCCGGAAGTGCATATGCTTGAGACGGACGGGCGTCACAGCGCCTGCACCCTCAGTCGCGGCTCCCTCGCCGGCCGCTTACTCAGCAGCCGCCCCTCCACCTCCGCGCGCAGCACGCGCGGCCTGCCGTCAGCGCCCAAGACGAAGCGCAGCCCCTGCGCCGAAAGCCAGCGGATCTGCGCCGAGGACCGGCGGCGGCCGGTGAGGTCGGCGAGGTCGTCAGCCGAGAGGAACATAGCCCAGCGCCTCACGGACACGCCAGTACCATTCGACCGGCGGATCGTGACTTTCCAGCGCCTCGCGCAGCAGCCCGCGCAGCCACTCGATCTCCTCTGCCTTGGCGCGCAGCTCGTTGTGCCGCGACAGCAGTTCCTCGCGCAGATGCTCCACGATGTCACTCACTGGGTTTCCTCCCAAGGCACTTTTCGCGCCAGCGATTCACGCACGCCGGGTGGCCGCGCCGCACGATGGTCACCGCCGGCAGAAAATTCGCGCCCGGCTCGCCGACGATCAGCGGCTGCTTGCACAAGTCGCACAGCTTTCCCGGTTCCTTGTTCCTGGTGATGCGCATGTCAGTAGCACGTCACCATGTTGCCGTTGCGGAAGCAGTTCACTGGCGGGCGCGGCGGCAGCATTGCCGGCGCCTGGTAGTGCGGCGCCGTCAGCGTGTGCAGCCCACTCCACCATAGCGGATCGTCCGCAACCGTCCGGTAGCCGCCGGAGCCGGCGTAGCAGCCGGAAAGCAGCGCGGTGCACAGCAGCAGTAGCAATTTCATGTCGCCCCCTAAAACGGGATCTCGTCGCCCCAGTTGTCGGTGGCCGCCGGTTCTGGCTTGGCGGCGCGCGCTTCCTTCGGCGTGAACGCCAGCGACACCCACTTCTCGCCGGTCTTGCTGGTCTTCGTCCAGGCCGACACCCAAAACTCGGCGCCGTCGATCATGGCGCTGCCTTTCATGTTCGGCTGGTTCTCGCTCTCACGCTTGTCATTTCTGAAGAGCGAGCCGCTCATATCACGCTGTTCGTATGCCATTACGCTGCCTCTCTCTGTTGTTTGCCAAGCGCATTGTTGACGTGGTGCGCAATCAGGCCGATGCAGGTGCGCGCGCCGTTGGCCAGCGCCTCGATCACCTTGTCGTCGCGGTGCACGCGCACGCAGAAATAGTCGCCGTGCTCGAAGCGCGGATCGTAGGACACGAAGTCGCACCAGGCGTGGCCGGTCACCCACAACTGGAACTGCACCTGCGGCACGTAGTCCTTCGGACACACGCCGTCGCTCAGATACTGCAGGTGCCGCTTGCTGGACGGACACTTGATCTCGACCAGCCCGTCCGGCGAGACAAGGCCGTCAGGACTGCAGCCGATCCAGCCCTCGTGGGCGTCGTGCCAAGCGAAGCCGACACCGTACACGTCCACGTTGCGCTCGAAGGCGTAGCGCAGCCGCGCCGACTCCTCGTGGTCGATCCCCCACTGCATGGCGGCGGTGACGACGTTCGGCGGCATCTCGCGGACCAGCCGCTCGGCGGCCAGTTCCAGCGCGTAGTCCTGCACTTTGGCCGGCGTCAGCAGGCGAGCCGCCGCACTGGCGGTGATCACGCCACGGCGCAGCGCCAGCCACTCGGGACTGCGCTGCTCAACGTCCACGATAATCACGCGGCCTCCTTGGCGAGCGCCTGCAGGCGGTCGGCGACGCCGGCATACTTCGCCGCCGGCAGCGCCGCGAGCGTGGCGACGCCCATTGCCTTGGCAATGTCGGCCTCTGCCTTGCCGGCCGCCGCACACAGGTCACGCAGCGTCGAGAGCTGCGCGTCGGTGATCACCGGCACCTTCGGCTTGTCTTCGGCACCGCCTGCGTCGTCGTCCTCCTGGCTCAGGCCGACCATCGCGGCCAGCGAGTAGCGGCGCGCGTAGGTGACGACGGACCCGGCGCACTGCGCCGCCGACAGGCCCTTCTTGGCCTCGATGAGCAGGGCCAGGTGCTCGGACTCGATCCACTGGCCGGATGAGTGCACCAGGCGCGTGGCGACGCTGATGTGGTCGGCAATCGTCTCGGTGTCCTGCAAGATCGCGATCCCCTGCGCCGTTAGCGCCGGCCGCACGATCTGCAGGACATTGGCCAAGTCGGCGTACTTGTAGCCGTAGCCTTGCCGGTCCTTGCTGGCGTCCTTGATCGTCGCCTGCGCTGCAGCGAGCGCGGCGGCGATCTGGTCGATCTGTTCACTGGTTTTCATGTCACCCTCCAAACTTTCTGTAGATCCACGCGAGGCCGATGGCGCCGCCGACGACCGTGGCCACGAAGCCGAGCACGATCACGCCGGCCGTCAGCGTCACGACGCCTGCCTCCGCAGATAGGCGGGCAAATCGCCCATGCCGATGAGCTGGTCCAACTCCTCGACGCGCTCCATCAGTTCGTCCATGCGATCCAGCGCAAGGCGGCGATAGAACTCGTCCCGGCGCTGGTCGTTGTCTTGCGGCTTTTCGCCGCAGAAAGGGCTGAACTTGACCATGACTCACCCCAGCAGCGCGGCGGCGACAAGCGCCAGGAAGACGACCGTTTCCGGGCAGAACAGCAAGCCGCGCAGGTTCATCGAATGTCCTCCTCGACCGGCGACTCGGGCATGGTGGTGTAGTGGTCGAGCGCCTGCTCAAGCGCGTAGACCTCGCCGAGGTAACGCTGCTCCAGGTCGTCCACCATGCGCGTCATCGCCTCGCGCGCCGCCGCCTGCCCGTCCTCGAAGCCCATCTGGTAGGCCACCCGGCATTCCTTCGTCTGCAGGTTCATGCCGCCTCCTGCGCCTCGTAGCCGCTGGCCAGCTCGATGGCGTCACCGGCATCGAGGTACTGGGCGACGATCTTTCTGGCGTCAGCCAGCGTGGCGTGGTCGTCGAGCGCGTAGATGCGCGCCAGCGCCGTGAGGTACTTCTCGGCCTCGCGCTCGGCGATCCGCCGCAACTGCGCCTGACCGCCTTCCGGCAGTTCCAGCCGCAGCGCCGAGTCGCCGTGGCACTGGATGGCGAACACGTTGTTGTACGTGTCCTGGATGCGCAGCTCGCGGACGTAGCCGCCGTTCGGGACCGGCCGCAGTTCTGACCGGATCTCGGTCACGTCGAAGATCGTGCTGGTCGTGTACATGGCGCCCTCCTGTGTCTGGAAACAGATGCTAGGCTACGCCTATCAAGCTGTCAAGCGGCGCCTTGCACTTCAGGCGAAAAAAATCGGCGGCCGGCTATGGCTAACCCTTTTTCTCGGGTATCGGCGTTGGGGGCTTGCGGGTGTCTGATAGGGCCGCCGCCAAGGCGCGGATCTGTTCTTCCAGGGGGCGGCGAAGCTCAGGGGGGAGCTGGGTCAATGCGTACAAGAGGTCCAGTTCTTCTTCGGTGAACACAGCGTCGCTCCGACCAGTTGGACTACCAAGCCCGGTGGCAAGCCAGTTGAAATCGACGCTGCAGGCTGACGCAATGAGCTTGAGGCTGTCCCAGGAGGGGCGCGCGATGGCGCGCGAGCCGTGGCCTTCCCATTGCGAGGCCGTGGCACGGGATACTCCGGTGCAGCGCGCCAGCTCGGCCTTTGACAGGCCACCCAAGCGCCGCGCCTCCTCAATTCGTCGCCAGATTTCCACAGCGCGAGTGTAAGGCATAACAACATGATGGGCGGCAAGGCCGTGCTTTGCAAGCGTCTTGACAGAGTGCAAGGCGGCGCCTAGCATCCGCGCATGGACACGATCTTCGACCTGATCAACCAGCGCGCCGGCTCGCAGGCCGAGTTGGCCCGCCGTCTCGGCATTCGACCCACCTCGATTATCGACTGGCGCCGTGCAGGTCGTATCCCGGCCGAGCGGGTGCTGGAGGTGTCGCGCGTGACCGGCCTGTCGCCGCACCTGCTGCGACCGGACATTTATCCCGATCCCGGCTGGGCGCCACCGAAGGACGCCGCATGAGCTTGCGCATCCGCGACCACGCGCTGTCGCTCGACTACCTGCGCGACATGGACGACGCACGCCGCCTCGTGGACGAGCTGGTCGCCATCGGCTGGCCGCTGCCGCGCGTCGTCTGGCGCGCGCGCTCGCTGTACCGCGCCATCCACCGCCGCGAAGTCATCCGCCACCGCAATGCCGACGCCGACACCGAGTGACCCGGCCGCCGTCTGGCAGGCGTGGGTGGCCGCTGGCGGCAGCGAGCGGTACGACCGCTTTGCCCTGGTCCCGGAGCCGCTACGCGCCGCTGTGGCGAGCCACATGCGCACGGTCAAGGCCATAGAGGCGTACCACGCCGCGAAGGCCGAGAGGCGCTCTGGCGGCCGTCAGGCGGCCATCGCGCACCGTCGTGCGGATAGGGCGAACCCGTATGGCGGGTAAGCGTGGCCGACCGAGGAACGAGGGTCCGGCCAAGCCGATGAAACCCGAGCACGCGCGCCAGCTTGAGGCTGCAAGCAAGAAGAGCCCGTGGCGTGGGATGGGGCGAATGGTCAAAAGGCCGAGGAATGAGCAGGGCAGATGAGTACCGCGCATATCTAGCCTCGCCTGCCTGGACCGAGATGCGCGAGGTGATCCTGCAGCGCGCGCGCGGTGTTTGCGAACTATGCCGCGCTGTTCCTGCAACGCAAGTGCACCACGTCCGTTATCCGAAGCGGTTCAGCGACGACCATCCTGACAATTTGTTGGCCGTTTGCGACCGCTGCCATGAACTAAACCACGGCATCCGAGACGACGTTATGAACCTGCCAGCAACAATCGACAGCTACGAAACCGTCACCTTTACCTTTGAGGGGCGCGGTCGGACCTACGACTTTGAACTGTTCCTGGTCGACGACGTGCCGCTGATTACGGTCGACGACGTGCAATCCCGCATCACCGAGGAGGATGCGAGGGCTGGCTGCCCGTCGCCGCTGAATGGTGGCAAACGCAGCCTAGAGCGTTTCCTCGAAACGCGCGCCGCCGCACTCGACGGCCGCTACAAGCGGCGCGACGCGCAGGGGCGTCTATTGGTCACCTGCTCTGGCATGGTGCAGATTCTTACGCAGTCAGAAAGCCGAGCCGGCCAGGCCTTCCGCGAGCAGCTCGGTGACTGGATGGAGCGCCGCGTCGTCGAAGCCCACCGTCAGGCGAAGTCCGGCTCCCTCGCCACTTCCGGGCTGTCCGACCTAGAGGTTCTCAACCGCGTCGTTGGCGTGCTCAACAACCACGACAAAGCGATTAGCGCCACGCGAGCCGAGGTATTGCAGATCAAAAAGACACTAGCACTCGACCTCGACCCTGACGAGTTCATCACAGTGCGCGACGGCTGCCTGGAACGCCACAAAGATCCGAGCCAGCTCCCAAAGCCAAATCATGGATGGAACCTGGAGCAGCACGTTGGCCAGGAGTTGCGCAATCAAGGTTTTAAGCCTGGACCAAAGCGCCAGCAACGTTTGAGCGATCAGGGATTGGTCCGTGAGGCGAACACCTACCGGCGTCGCGACGTACATGCCGCTATCAAGGCCGTTCTTGGAACTAGCTTGGAGCGAGTTGCATGAGAATGGTTTCTGATATTGAGAGGCTCCGAAATAATGCCATCAAACGGCGAGAGAGGCTGAAGCGTGCCAGGGAAATTGCCACGCATACGAAGGAACAGTGGGAGGCTATAAAGAAGGAGTTTGAATATCGCTGCGTGAGGTGCGGAAGGGGCGATTGTTATATAGAGAAAGACCACATTATTCCGATATATGCCGGAGGATCTGACGGCATAGACAACCTGCAGCCTTTATGTGCTTGGTGCAATTCTGGAAAGGGGCCAGATGATTTTAACTGGGCTGTTTTCCGAAGGAAGCATGGGTGGGATAAAACATGAACTTTTATAAGCACCATTTGGGCGACTACGCCAAGGCCACGGCACACCTGTCGATCCTTGAGCACGGCACCTACCTGCTTATGCTGCACCACTATTACGCTACTGAGGCGCCGCTGCCGGCGGACGTTGCGGTGATCTGCCGGATCATTCGCGCCACCACACGTATTGAAGTCGAGGCGGTGAAGGCTATCCTCGACCAATTCTGGACGCCAGGACCGCACGGATGGACTAACGGCCGTGGCGCGGAAGAAATTGAACGGGCTGCCAAGCAAAGAGAAGTCAATATTGAGTTGGGAAAGCGAGGGGGCAGACCAAAAAAAACCGATTCGGTTTCTGATTCGGTTTGCGAAAAGAAACCGATTAGCGAACCCAACCGAAACCCTAGCCACTATCCACTAGCCAATACACATACTGACGTATGTGTAAGGCGTCGCTTCGCGCCGCCGTCCGTCGAAGCTGTGGATAACTTTGCCAAGGAGAAAGGACTCGATATCGACGCCGCCGCCTTCGTGGATTTCTACACCGCCAAAGGCTGGCGGATCGGCAACACCCCCATGAAGGACTGGCAGGCCGCCGTCCGCAACTGGGTGCGGCGCCAGCAGGCCAACGGCAAGGCCGGCAACGGCACCCGGCCACGCACGCGCGAGCAGTGGGAAGCCTGGGGACGCGCGCACCAGGCACCGGCCAAGCGCGGCGAGTCCCTGGACGCCTACGTGGCCCGCCTGCAGGCGCAGTACGAGGCCAGCCACCCGTGATCACCAACCTGCAGGATCTGCGCTTCCTCGACCTCCCCTGGCCGCCGTCCACCAACCAGCTCTACCGCAGCGTCCAGATCAACGGCAGGCCGCGAATCCTGCTGTCCAAGCAGGCACGGGACTACCACGCGCTGGTGCGCCGCCTCGTGCAGATCGAGCGCCTGCCGGCCTTCGGCGACCTGGACCGCATCGAGGTCGTGATCCACGCCCGGCCGCCGGATCGGCGCAAGCGCGACCTCGACAATTTGCTCAAGTCCGTTCTCGACGCGCTGGTGAAAGGCGGCGCCATCCCGGACGACGGCCAGATCGACAAGCTGGCGATCCTGCGCGGTCAGCCGGTCAAGGGCGGCGCCATCACGGTCGGACTGGCCAATCTCACAACCGGACCCAAGGAGGCAGCATGATTCACATCCGAGAGCGCCAAGCAACCGCAGTGAAAGCTCGCCAGGAGCGCGCGGAAGCGCGTAGGAGGGGTGACCTACCGCCCCTGCCCACTGTGACGGTTCTACGGGCGGTAATCCGCAATAAGTGCGTAGAGTGCGTCGGCGGGCTCGGCGAGGGCGCGCGCGATACCGTGCGCGATTGCACCAGTGGTCCAGGTAGCAGCGCCCCCTGCCCGCTGTGGGCCTACCGCCCCTGGCAGTGATCCGCGCCCTCGACATCCTGCTGGCCGACTGGGGCGCCTGGTGCCGGCAGCTCCACCGCTCCTGCCTGTCGTACCCTGCCAGAACCGCCGAGAGCCGCGCAGGGGAGGCGAGAGCGCCAGGGCGCCCCACCACCCTGGTCCCGGACGTTCTCGTCCCAGAGCGACTCCTAGACCTCGACAGGGCCATCCGCGACATGCCGCCTAGCCTGAAGCTCGCCGTCCAGGTCAGGTACGTCGAGGATATTGACCGCCAAGGTCAGGAATCCCTGTGGCGCGAACGCGCCGGCAAGGGCAAGCGGCAGCTGTACCACACGGTCGAGAACGCCCACTGGTGGCTGCTCGGCCGGCTGACCCGCGACACCTGACAAAATGGCATGTTCCACGTGGAACCAAGCCAGAACCGTTTGACATCTTGACAGTGCGCACAAAACTGCTACGGTATCGCTAGTCAGGACAGGTGCCACTAGCCCCCTGGCTCTCCTCGATCACCCTTCCGAGAGAGTACTTAGCCCGCCTAGCGCGGGCTTTTTATTGCCCGCCACCTGACAAAATGGCACCTGCCAATTTGGCAGATCGGTCAAGAGGTTGACGAATTTAGTATGGGAAGACCGGCCGGCGTCCCTACCAAGCCGAAGCGCGCACTGCTCGCGCTGCTCAACGAGAAGTTTCCAGGCTGGCACCCGGTCGTGCAAATGGCCGAGATCGCCAACGACGACAGCCAGACCATCGACTTGCGCTTCAACGCCGCCAAGGAAGTCGCCAAGTACGTGACGCCGCAGCTCAAGGCCGTCGAGGTGACCGGCGACGAGACCAGCCCGCTCCAGGTCACGGTGCGCATCGTCCCCCATGCCTGAGCTCGTGGCCGAGATCGAGGTCAGGACGCCGTTCCTGCCGCTGTTCGAGCACCCGACGCGCTTCGCGGTCGTGGTCGCCCACCGCCGCGCCGGCAAGACCGTGGCGGCCATCCAGCGCCTGCTGCACGCCGCGCTGAGCGCCAGCGACAAGCCCGACGCGCGCTACCTGTTCGTGGCGCCGTTCCGCTCGCAGGCCAAGGAAGTCGCCTGGGACTACCTGCTGCGCATGAGCGCCGACATCCCCGGCCGCGAGGTGAACCTCAGTGAGCTGCGCGTCGATCTGCCCAACGGCGCACGCATCCGCCTGGCCGGCGCCGACAACCCGGACGCCTTGAGAGGCACCTACCTCGACGGCGTGGTGCTCGACGAGGTGGCGCAGATGGACCCACGCGCCTGGGGCGAAGTCATCCGCCCGCAGCTCGCCGACCGCAAGGGCTGGGCCGTGTTCATCGGCACGCCGCTCGGCCAGAACGACTTTCACCGCCTGTACACCCTGGCCGGCACCGAGCCCGGCTGGTCCCGGCTGCTGCTGCGCGCCAGCACGACCGGCCTGATCGACGCCGAGGAACTGGACGCTGCGCGCCGCGCGATGTCGGAAGAGCAGTACGCGCAGGAGTTCGAGTGCAGTTGGACGGCGGCGATACCCGGCGCCTACTACGGCCGCCTCATCGAGCGCCTGGAGCAGGACGGCCGCATCGGCGGCGTGCCGTGGGACTCGCACGCCAAGACCTACACCGCCTGGGACCTGGGCATCGGCGACAGCACCGCCATCTGGGTGCTGCAGACGGTCGGCAAGGAAGTCCACGTCATCGACCACTACGAGGCCGAGTCGCAGCCGCTGTCGCACTACGCGCAGTGGCTGAAGGCGCAGCCGTACGTGTACGAGCAGCACATCCTGCCGCACGACGCCGCGGCGCGCGAGCTGCAGTCCGGCAAGAGTCGCGTCGAGGCGCTGCTCAGTCTCGGCATCCGCGCCACCGTGCTGCCGCAGCACCGCGTCGAGGACGGCATCGAGGCCGTGCGCAACCTGCTGCCGCGCTGCTGGTTCGACGCCAGGAAGACCGCCCGCGGCCTCGACTGCCTGCGCAACTACCGCGCCGGCTACGACGCCAAGCACCGCACCCTGCGCACCGCGCCGGTCCACGACTGGACCAGCCACAGCGCGGACGCCTTCCGGCAGTTCGCCATGCACCGCCTGCCGGACGCCAAGCGCATGGGACCGATCCCGTACAAGAAGCTCAACGTCATATGACCTTCGAACAGCAGCGCCAGCTCAAGGAACTCGCGACCCTCCTGCAGCAAGACCCACTCACGCGCATCGCTCAACTGGAGCAGCGTGTGGCGGAACTTGAGTCGAAGCTGCAGGCACGGCGCGGGCCGGGCCGGCCGAGGAAAGCGGCATGAAGATGCGTGACGACGAGCTGGTCGCCCTCTGTCAGACCGAAATCGACGCCTGCCTGGGCGGCGACTCGGGCCAGATCGCCAGCGAGCGCGCGGAGGCGATGGGCCGCTATCTCGGCGACGCCTACGGCAACGAGACGGAAGGCCGCAGCCAGGTCCGCACGCGCGAGGTGGCCGACACCATCGAGTGGATTCTGCCCAGCCTCATGCGGATCTTCTTCGACGCCGACAACGCCGTCGAGTTCGTGCCGCGCGGTCCCGAGGACGAGGCGCAGGCGCAGCAGGAAACCGACCGCGTGCGCTACGAGGTGTACGAGCGCAATCCCGGCTTCATGCGCCTGTACACGCTGTTCAAGGACGCGCTGCTGTCCAAGGTCGGCATTGCCAAGGTGACGTGGCAGGACGACGAGCGCACCGAGCGCGAGGCCTACCGCAACCTGATGGAGATCGAGCTGGCCGCGCTGCTGCAGGACCCGGCGGTGCAGCGCGAGGTGCTGGACTTCGAGCGCAACCTGGACGGCAGCCTCAACGTCGTGTTCGCCGCCACCACCACCTGCGGCAAGGCGGCCATCGAGTGCGTGCCGCCGGAAGAGTTCGGCATCGACGCGCGCACCCACAGCTACGACCCGGCCGAGGCGCAGTTCGCCTACCACAAAACCGAGATGACGCGCAGCCAGCTTCTGGAGGCCGGCTACGACCGCGCCACCGTCGAGGCGCTGCCGTCCGGCGAGGCCGCGGCCGACGAGGAGGAGCTGGCGCGCTACGACAAGACCGACGACGACCTGGAAGGCGACGACCGGCTAGAGAAGATCCCGGTCATCGAGTGCTACGTCCGCGTGGACCGCAACGACGACGGCATCGACGAACTGCTCAAGGTCACCCTGGCCGGCGAGTCGGGCAGCTTCAAGTTGCTGGACGTGGAGGACGCGGACGCCATCCCGTTCGTCGCGCTGTGCCCGGTGCCGATCACGCACAAGTTCTTCGGCCTGTCCATTGCCGACCTCGTGATGGACATCCAGGAGATTAAGACGGCGCTGCTGCGCGGCATCCTCGACAACCTGTACCTGGCCAACAACGGCCGGCTGGCGGCCAGCAACCGCGCCAACCTGGAAGACCTGACCGACGCGCGGCCGGGCGGCATCGTGCGCATCGACACCGAGGCGCCCGACGTGAGCGGCCACGTTCAGCCGTTGGCCACGCCAACGCCGCCGACCGAAGCGTTTGGGATGTTAGAGTACATGGACGGCGTGCTGCGCCAGCGCACGGGCGTGGGCGACGAGGTGATGGGCCTCGACGCCGCCTCCCTGGCGCAAACCCAGACCACGGCGCTCGCGCAGGCCTACGACGCGGCGCGCATGCGCATCGAGCTGATCGCGCGCATCTTCGCCGAAACCGGCGTCAAGTCGCTGTTCCTGCGCGTCCACCGCCTGCTGTCGCAGAACCAGAAGCGGGCCGAGGTCGTCAAGCTGCGCAACCAGTGGGTGCCGGTCAACCCCAGCGAGTGGCGGCAGCGCGAGAACCTGCGCGTGACCATCGGCGTGGGCAACACCTCCAAGGTGCAGCGGCAGGCCGCGCTGCAGCAGGTGATGGCGCTGCAGAATGCCTACCTGCAGTTCGGCGCGATGGGCCAACTGATCACGCCGCAGCACCTGTACCGCACCGCCGCCGAGTTGTGCGAGGTGCTGGGCCTCAAGGACCCGTCGCTGTACTTCGCCGACCCGGCGCAGATGCCGCCGCCACCGCCGCCGCCGCCGGACCCGAAGATGATCGAGATGCAGATGAAGAGCCAGATCGAGCAGGCCAAGCTGCAGCTCGATCAGCAGCGCCTGCAGCTCGACGCCGCCAAGCTGCAGCAGGACGGCCAGATCAAGCAGGTGGACGTGGCGATGCGCGCCAAGGAGTCGGACCTCAAGTCGCAGATCGACCAGCTCAAGGCCAACGCGGCGCTGCAGAAGCAGGTGGTGGACGAGCGGTCGCAAGTGATGAACGCGCAGGCCAGCGCCGCCAAGACCTACAGCGACGCCGCGGCGACGCGCATCCAGCAGCGCATCGACCTGCTGGAGGCCGAGAAGGATCGCGCGCTCGAAGCGTACAAGGCGCAGCTCGACGCCGCGGTGAAGCTGCAGTTGCAGGGCCTGCAGGCGCAGCAGGCGCAGATGCAGGCCGAGCAGCAGCAGGGCCAGCAGCAGGATGGCGAGATGACGGCCAGCCTGTACGACAAGATCGAGGCGCTGACGCAGACCATCACGCAACTGGAGCAGGAGCGGTCGCAGCCGCTGGAGATCGAGCGTGGTGAGGACGGGCGCATCGCGCGCGTCGGCGGGCGCATGGTCGAGCGCGACGCCGAAGGGCGTCCGGTGCGGATTCACTAGGAGGCGGTATGCCGTGCAAAGGCAAGAAGCGCAAGGGCGGCTCGGGCCGCAGAGGCAGATGATGTGGGCATCGCCGCAGTCCTCGACAAAGCCGGGCCAGCACTTGCCACCGGGATCGTCCTGGCACTTCTCACGGGCGCAGCGTCAGTTGTTGTGGCTTGGCGTGACCTGTCTAGTGCTAGCGCAGTGCGCTTTGGCTATGTCACTGCCGAGCTTGAGCGGCTACGCGCTGACCTGGAGGCCTTCCGAAGCCCAGGCGGCCGCTTCACCGCCCACGACGGCGACCGGCACTGGCAACGCATGGACGAACTCGACCGTCGCCTCCGCGAGCAAGAGATGAGGCCGCCCAGGCTCAATCCGGCGCTCGACAGCGTGGCCACCAAGGTCAACGACCTGGAGCGCATGGTGGATCGGATCGAGGACCGCCTCGGCCACATCAAGGCCGAGCAGGACCGGCTATGCGAGCGGCTGGCGGCGTGCAAGGAGTCAAGACGATGAGTGAGACGCCGCGCGGCATCCGCAACAACAACCCGTTGAATATCGACTACCACGCGAACAACCCGTGGCAGGGACTGGACTCGCCGCCGTCTGACGGCCGGTTCTGCCGCTTCGTCGAACCCCAGTGGGGCGTGCGCGCAGCGATTCTCATCATTCGAAACTACAACAAGCGCGGACTCGACACGTTGCGGCAGATCATCAGCGCCTGGGCGCCGGCCACCGAAAACAACGTTGAGAACTACATCGGCTTCGTCGCCAGAAAGACCGGGTTCCAGGCCGGAACGACAATCGACGGTCACGACAAGGCGACCATGCTGCCGCTACTCAAGGCCATGTGCTTGATGGAGTGCGGGCCGGCTCCGGCCGGCACGGCGAACGGCAACTGGCTGGACGATGCCGTGTGGGAAGCCGGATGGTCGCTGTCCAAGCCGCTGTCACAGTCGCGCACCACGCGCGGCAGCGTCATGGCCGGCGGAGCGGCGGTGGCCGGAGCGATCATCGAGACGGCGACCGAGGTACTGCCGCAGGCTGCGGACGCGGCAACCATCGTCACACCGATTTGGCCAGAGATTGCGCGCTGGGTGCTGATCGGCGTCGCACTCGCAGGCGCGGCCCTGGCCCTTTATGCGCGCCTGGAGGCCAGGAAGGAAGGCATCCGATGAGCGCAGAGGAGCGTGAGGCGCTGTTGGAGTTCCTGGCCTTCATGCTCCGCTACATCAGCCGGCACGGCACGCCGGCAGAACAGGCGGCGGCGCTGGAGCACTGGCAGGCCGTCAACGAGGCATTTAACTAGCGAGGCAAACATGGCCGACG